ATCAAAAGTACTTGAATCGAAGTAAATTTCATAATCAGAACTACCTACATCGAGAATATTAAATCCGTGTTTTTCAATAAATATAATTATTTCCGTTTTTATTTTATCAATAATATCATCAATTTCAGACGAATCAAATAATTTCGTGTCATTCAATTTAGAGGCAATTATTTCAGTGATAATCGTGAGTTCATTATTAACTGATGTAGTAAATCTTGATTCACTCATAGCGTAAAAGTAATATTATATATTTGTAAATAATCCAAAATGATTTTAATTCAATTTTTATTTATAAAAAATTGAATTTTTAACATAAAGTAATAAAACGTTATAATTATTACATTAATATGAACAAAAAAAAAGAGGATGATATAGATGATTTTATGATTAATGCTGTCAAAGATATAACTGATTCAGATGAAGAAAAATCAAACGGAAATATTAGTGAAATGTTAGATGGACTAGAGAAAAATAATAATGTTATTAAATATAATTCTCTATACAATTTATTTAAACTAGGTAATAATAATAATCCGTCCGATAAACAAATTGATGATGTAATAACTACAGAGATTAAAAGAAATGTGATAATAGTAAAAAAATTATTAAAAATAGAATTTCCAGAACAACGGTCAGACGCGTGGTTCAAATTAAGAGACGGTAAAATTACTGCTAGTGATGGTGGATGCGTTGTTGGTGTAAATCACTACGAAGCGCCATTTAAATTTATTATGAAGAAAATACGTAAACCACCATTTACTGATAGTGCTAACACGTGGCACGGAAAGAAATATGAAAAAATAGCATGTATGATTTATGAATTTAGGTTAAATGTTAAAGTTGAAGATTTCGGATTAATAGCACATCCGACATGTAATTTTCTAGCTGCAAGTCCTGATGGTATCGTGGGGTTATATAAATTAGATGGAACTCACAGAACAAAATATGTTGGACGTATGTTAGAAATTAAATGTCCTCCAAACAGAAAAATAATTACGAAAGGAGAAATTTATGGTGAAATTTGTCCTAAATATTATTGGGTTCAAGTTCAGTTACAATTACAATGTTGTGATTTATTAGAATGTGATTTTTGGCAATGTTGTGTTCGTGAATATTCTAACAGAGAAGAATTTATTAATGACACAAATCCTAATGAACAATTTAGATCTAAAACGACGAATATGGAAAAAGGTGTCGTTATTCAATTATTACCAAAAGATAAAATAAATAGTATAACTGACGAAGATTCATATAATTTAGTAGTTTACAGTAATGCTATATGTTTGTATCCAGATAAAATAACTTTAACTCCTCTCGAGATGGACATTTGGATTGCTAAAACAGTTTCTAATTTAGAAAATTCTCATCCCAAATATTATTTAGATAAAGTAATTTATTGGTATTTAGAAAAAGCTCATTGTTGCACAATAAAGAGAGATGAAAAATGGTACAAATGTAATTTCAAAACTATGAAAACTATGTGGGATTATGTACAGTATTTAAGAAAAAATAAAGATAAATGTGATATCGTATGTAAATTTGTGGACAATATGACGAACGAATGGGATGAATTAGGTGAATGGAAAAAAAAAGAATTAGAACATGAAAATAACGATATTATTATGAATACAATTAAGTTAATTTGTAATGAGCCAGATCCTAAAAATAAAGAATTAGTTAAAAAATATAATAAAAGTATTATTGAAATTCTGGAAAAATTGAAATGAAATTTATTTATTATTTAAACTATTAAATAATAAATAATATTATATCATGGAATCAACGACCTCAACCGAAAGTGAAGATATTACTAAAAGTGATAAATATCGTAACGTGTTAAATATAAATCAGACTATTAAAATAGTGGATAAAATTATTGCTATGCGTCCCAAGTTAAAAAAAGATAGAAAAGATATTTTAGATAATATTTTAGGAAGGTATGAAAAAAAAGTAAATGATTATGACGATGTTTTAGAAAAAATAACAATTAAAGATAAAGTATATTATAAAGATAATTTAGGTCTACTATTTGACGCTGATGTTAGTATAGTTGGATGTTATTACAAAGATGGTACATATATTTTGGAAAGTGAAAGACACAAAGAAAAAGTAATATTTGAATAAAAAATCTATTCTAAATATTATAAGGTATGACTGAAGATAATTTAGAAAAAAATATTGAGGAAATAACGGTTAATGAAGAAGATACTCGATGTGCACCAGGCGTAAATTTTGAAGACGGATCGTGTATACGGTTAGTACTATTAATCGAGTATGCGAATGCGTATAATGAAGAGGAAAAAGACAATAAAATAAAGTTATATCCAAGTTTAGAGACGTTAAATCCTAAAAAATATAAAAAAATATTATTAAAACAGATAAAAGATAGATTGGGTGATACATGTAAATCACAAAAATGTTGGACTACTCAAAAATTCGTACATAAAATGAAAGATATTTATAAAACTGAACTACAAAAATACACTTTTAGACCAGAAGGTCCGTCTGGTAGATTTGAATGGTTAAGTAACGTAAATATTGATGAAGTAATGAAACAATATGAACATAAGTATCCAGATTATAAATTTTTAGGATCAGTACCAATAGATTTTGATGATTTTCCTGATTACGGAATAAGAGATTTAGATTTCAATAAACTTGAAAAAGATGGAAAAACTAAAATAGGAATTATTTTTAATTTAGATAAACGAAGTCAAGGAGGTAGTCACTGGGTTTCTTTATACGCTGATCTTAAAGAATGCAAAATATATTTTTTTGATTCCGTTGGACTTAGACCAAAACCAGAAATAAGAAAATTTATGAGACGTATCGGCAAATATTGCTCATTAAAAATCGGTGGATCTATTGATAAAATAACATCGGAACATAATAAAATACAACATCAGTTCGGTGATTCTGAATGTGGTGTTTATTCAATTAATTTTATTTTAAGATCACTTCGTGGAGATTCATTCAAAGATATTACTGAAAATCCTATCAAAGATAAACATATTAATCAATGTAGAAAAGTGTATTTCGGAAATTCAAAGATTTAGAATTTTCAAAATCGGCTTTATTTTATTTTCATAAACTCAAATAAAATAAAACGTATTTCGGAAATTCAAAGATTTAACGATCTTTGAATTTCCGAAATAAGATAAACGTATTTCGGAAATCAGTTTTATTTTATTTTCATAAACTCAAATAAAATTTAATAAATATTAAATTTTATTATTTTTTGATTTCACAACGTTTAGTTAATTCATTCCATGAACATGTAAATCCGGAATTAAAAAAACAAGATCTTGGATCTTTATAATTTTCATTACATGGTTTAGTGTGAGTTCTTAATCTTTCTAATCTTTTTTTATTTTCATTTTCAATTATTTCAAGTCTTTTTATTTTTTCTATTTCTTGATAATAATCATTTTGTTTTATAAAATAATATACAGTTATGATTAATGTAATTATTATTAATACGAATATATACAATAACGATATATTAATCTGCATCACTTATAAACTAATACAAGAAATAAATTTAACTTCGAGAATAATTAGTTAATGTATTCAATTCATTTTCTACTATACCAAACGTAAATTCATAAATTGTCTGAACTTTATTATAAGTACTTTGTAAAGTTGGAATGTCGGGTGCTGGTAAAGCTGTTTGAACTCCACCATACATATAAAAACCAGTCTGGATAGTTTGATTAATGTTTAATATATCTCCTAAATCTGTGACAACATTTAATTCTGCGTTATTTTGATTGTATAATTTTAAATTAAATTTACTAAATTTACCTAAACATGATTTAGGAAATGTTCTTAAACTATGTGTTGGTTTCCAGAAACAATGTTCTGTTCCCATTAATTGATCTAGATATAAAATAAATGCTTCTTCTCCGATAATTGTTCCTGACGTATGGACACGTGGTGTTTTTAATTCATCTACTTTTAATATTAACCCTCTTTGATTTGATAATTGATCGTCAGCAACTGTTGACATTGTACAAATGGCAGGATCTAGTGGAGTCATGATTATTACGTTAGTTTTTGGTAATATAACATTATCTAGTCTCACATATTTAACGTTTTCTGGACGAAATTGAATTCTTGGCATCGTCGTACCGTTAAATGTTACAACAAAATTAAATGGATTATAATATGGTGTAATATATCTTGAATCAAACGTTGTATACGTTGGTGCTGTGTCTCTATCAGCACTATTGATTGTTATTTGATGTTCTATTATGTTTTCTAAAAATAATGATTCACCTAAATTATCATGTATAGTGTGACGTCTATTCACAAAATCTGTTTTTTCTATTAATGTCGAATTATTAACAAAAGTTTCGTCTAATCGTGGCATTGTGTTAGAATATTTAGTTTGTGATGAATCTGATCTAAACATTTTTTTGATATATAATATAGATGTGTTTTATTTTTATGCGTATAACAAATAATTATAGGCATAAAATTTAAATTTTATGCGT